GGTGTATATTGCTATTGTTCATTTAATGATACTCTAGGCGGTAAAAACTCAAAAGAAATGGTTCAACATGGTGATATTCGAGCATTATCAATATATGCAAAAAGCTTAATTCAGAAGGGTTCCGATGTATTACACGGTGCTATAAAAGAAGTAAGTCTTGTTTTAGCAGGAGCTAATCCAGGTGCATTCATTGATAATCTTGAATTAGAACACAGTGATTCTGCTAATACAATAATAGAAGAAGAAGCTGTTATATTCTCAGATGCACCAATATCAATAGAGGAAATTGAGCATGATGATATGACACATGCTAAGACAGAAGCGCCAGCTAAGAAAGAAGAACCAGCTAAGAAAGAAGAGTTTAAAGACGGCGAAACTATTCAGGATGTATTTGATACACTTACTGAAAAGCAAAAAGCTGTTGTATATTTAATGCTCACTGATGCTTTAGGTGAAGGCGACGCTACTGCTACACATGCGGATGACGAAGAAGACACTACTGCTGAGCACGCAGATGGAGGAGCAGACGCTGTGATTGATAATGAAGAAGAAACAATGCAGGATGTGTTTGATACCTTAACGGACAAACAACAAACTGTAGTGTATGCTATGTTAAATGATGCTTTCACAGAGCGTCAAAGTGAAGAAATAATAAATAAAAATGAAAACAAAGAAGTAAAACATGAAGACAAAGTAGATGAAGAAATAGTAAATGAAGACAGCACCAATAACGACAACACTGTCGTACATTCGATTGAAGGAGGAAATATTATGAAAACTAACGTATTTGACAAAGCTACAACTGAGGTAAACAACAACAAGACTTTAAGTCACGCTGAGGTAGCAACAATTTTCCAAGATGCTAAAAAGATGGGTAGCTTAAAAGAATCATTCCTTGCACATGCTGTAACTTATGGTATAGAAAATGTTGATTTCTTATTCCCAGATGCAAGAATAGTAAATGGTGTTCCTGAAGTAATAAAAAGAGATGACGTTTGGGTAGCTGGCGTTTTAGCAGCAGCAAACCATACTCCTTTCAGCAGAATCAAATCAACAGCAGTAGATATTACAGCTGAAGAAGCAAGAGCTAGAGGTTATATGAAAGGCGGCTTAAAGAAAGACGAAGTTATCAAACTTCTTAAGAGAGTAACTACTCCTCAAACTATATACAAGAAACAAAAATTAGATAGAGACGATATTGTTGATATCACTGAATTAGATGTAGTTGCATGGTTAAAAGCTGAGATGAGAGTAATGCTTAATGAAGAAATAGCAAGAGCAATCTTAATTGGTGATGGTAGAAGTGAAGCTTCTGAAGATAAAATAAGCGGTGATAACATCAGACCTATATACCTTGATGAAGAGTTATATTCTGTACACGTTGATGTATCTGCTGATGCTGATATAATGGTTGATGATATATTAAGAGCTAGATCTAAGTATAAAGGTTCAGGAAATCCTACTCTTTACATCTCTCAAGTTAACATGATAGAGATGCTTCTTGTAAGAGATACTACTGGTAGAAAAGTATACTCTAACATTACAGAACTTTGTCTTGCACTTGGTGTTTCTTCTATCGTAGAAGTTCCAGTTATGGAAGGTGTTAGTCGTATGGGTACTGAAACAACTCCACTTCAACATGACCTTATTGGTATAATTGTTAATCTTAAAGATTACACAATCGGTGCTGATAAAGGCGGAGCAATAAACATGTTCGACGATTTCGATATCGATTACAATCAACAAAAATACTTGATCGAGACTAGATGCTCAGGAGCTTTAACTAAACCTTACTCTGCTATAGTTATCGAGAAATTACACGTATAAGAAATAGTTTAATATAAGGAGGTGAGTCTTTTGTTTAAGAAGCAAAAACAGAATAATACTTGTGACAACTGTAAGCTGAAACGTACAATGAATTGCCCAAATAGTTCTATATGCTATTCTACAAAAGATAAGCCAAACTTTATACAAAAGGAGGAATAATTCAAAATGGCAAAGTTTTTTGGAAAGGTCGGCTATGGACTACAAGTGGAAGTTGTTCTTGGAGTCTGGGAAGATAGTATAGTAGTTAAAGAATATTCAGGTGATGTTCTTAGAAATAGTCGAAAGTTAATGACGGCGTCTAGTACACTAAATGACAACGTACAAGTATCAAATGAAATTAGTATTCTAGCCGACCCATTTGCCAATGAGAATTTTCTTGCTATACGGTATATAGAATATATGGGTGCTAAATGGAAAGTGGAATCAGTTGAAGTCCAGCGTCCAAGATTGATCTTGTCGATGGGAGGCGTATATAATGGCTAGCAGAATTGAACTGCATAAAGTCCTAGCAGCATTGTTAGGCTCAAGTAATGTATATTATCAGCCCCCATCCACAATGACAATACTTTATCCAGCAATAATTTACTCTAGAGATGATATGACAAGTAAGTATGCAAATAATAATGTATACAATGTTATAACAGCATATGAAGTAATTGTTATAGATAAAAATCCAGATAGTTTAATACCAGGAAAGGTTGCACTGTTACCAACTTGTAAATTTAATACAAATTATGTAGCAGATAATCTCAATCACGACGCATTCACAATGCAGTATTAAGGAGGAATAAACAATGGCAAAATTAGTTTGGGATCAAGTAGGAGAACGTACGTATGAAACAGGAGTACAAAAAGGGGTACTTTACCCAATGCAAGAAGGCGGAGCTTATTCAGCTGGAGTAGCATGGAATGGTTTAACCGCTGTTACAGAAAGTCCTTCAGGTGCAGAAGCTTCAGCTATATATGCTGATGATATTAAATATTTAAGTCTTATGTCAGCTGAAGAGTTCGGAGCAACTATTGAAGCATACACATACCCAGATGAATTTGGTGTTTGTGATGGATCAGAAGAACCAAAGCCAGGCGTAACAATAGGACAACAATCTCGTAAGACATTTGGTCTTTGTTACAGAACTACACTTGGTAACGATACACTTGGAGCTAGCTATGGCTATAAACTTCATTTGATATACGGTGCTATGGCTTCACCATCAGAGAAAGGTTACAAAACAATTAATGATTCACCAGAAGCAATCACTTTCTCATGGGGAGTTACAACTACTCCAGTATCAGTAACAGGATTCAAACCAACTGCTACACTTATAATTGATTCTACTAAAATAACTCCTACTGCTTTAACAGCAATAGAAGCACTATTATACGGAGACACTGTTGATGCATCATTACCATTACCAGATGCAATTATGGCTCTTATAACAGCATAATTCAAAATGACCCTTTAACACTGGGGTCATCTTATTAAATTTGAAAGGAGATTAAGATGAATAATCTAACTACAAAAGAAATTGAATAACTTGATAACATTAACATCAACACTAGTAAAATGACATTTGGAAGCAAGATTCAAGAAATAATCAACAACCTAGAAGGCGTTGCAATTGTCGGTTCCCCAGTAAATGCCGTAAACGCATCAATGACATTAACAATCGCTGGTGTAAGTGTCGATGGTGAAACAGTATCAATTAATAATCCGGCAATCGTTGGGTCAGATGTATATGAGTTTTTAGCTGATACAGAACAGATGTTAACGGTTCTTACACACATACCAGTTGATATTACATCATATGCCGCTAAGGCTGTCGGTACATTAACTATCGATACTCAACCAAATAGCGGAGATACAATGACTATTGGCGAAAAAACATTTACATTTGTTCCAGAAGGTACAGATACTGCTGATGGAGAAGTTTCCATTGGTATCGATTTAGCAACTGCACAGGCTGCTATTGTTGATGCTATAAATGGAACAGATGGCGTAAATACACCGCATGTCTTGGTAAGTGCTAGTGAGTTTGTTATAAATGAATGTGTTATTACAGCATTAATAGGAGGCGTTTCTGGTAATCTGATAGATACAACAGAAGAGTTTACAATCATAACTAATACTTTCGCAGCTATTACTCTAGGGACTGGGTCTGATTGTTCCGCTGCGAATGCTGTAACAGCTCTTACTGCGGCTATAACATCGGAAGGTACTCAAGGCGTAAGTGCCGTTGATAGTGAGGGAGACACTATAGTATTAACGGCTGATGTTGCTGGAGTTATTGGTAACGCTATAGTAATCGGTGAAACTATGACTAACGGATCATTTACAGACGATGCCGTTCTACTAGCTGGGGGCATAGATGGTACTGTAGGTAGTATGACTCAATCTATGATAGATGATGCCTACCTATATAAGAGTGTTGCTGATAATACAACAGCTGGTAAGAACTGGCGTCGTATTTCTATCGGCTCAGTCTACTAATTCAAAATGGTTGGTCCTTAAGTGGACCTTCCAATACTTATTGAAAGAAAGGTTCTTCTATGAACGATCAATTAGAAAACAATTTTAAATAGCATGAACCTAAAGAAGGTCAACCTGAAAAATATAATCGGTTGAGAACAAAAGCAACAGATAACGTTGAAACTTGGACACCTTGGAAGAGAGTTAGTGGTAATTTAGCTTATACTACTTCACAAAGAAATGCTATGTCTAATTTAGGTATTAGTTTAGGTGACACTATGCTTGATGTATCTTTATATAAGCCTTTATGGGTTAAAGCAACAGGAGTAAAAGAAATTAATACACTAACAATCAATTCTGTTGCTACTGCTGGTGGGAATATAAGTGTAACTTTAAATGGTGTTTTAGTTGCAATAACTGGCATAACTACAAGTGATACAACCACTACTATTGCCGATAAAATAAGAGCGAAATTATTTTATAATTGGATAGTAAGTGGTACTGGTGCAACAGTTATTTTCACAAAAGCTATGAGTGGAATAAATTCAGCACCATCATTTGGCAGTGGTTCAACAAGTGTAGGGGCAACATTCGTAAGAACAACGATTGGTACTATACCAACATGGATAGATGCAATGGGTACAGTGGTTTAGTTGCACCATAGGAAAATAACACGCAACAAACTCTTTACTTAACATCTTACTCATGATATACTAAACCTATCAAATAGATAGGGAGAGATGTATATGTTAAGTGAAGAGGTAATTATTAAAATAGTATCCAAGTTAACTTTAGAATGTAATATTGATCAACTGGCAGTTAGGAATATACTTAATGAGATATTTAACAAGTATACTGTAACATCAAGAGAAGTAGCTTTATCAGTAACTGATATTCCAGAAAGAGCAATGTTATATTTAGCTGTAAAAAGATTAGATGGTTTATCACCAAAGACTCTATATAATTACAAGTTAATATTAGAAAGGTTTTATCTGTATTTTGTTAAACCTATAAATACAATAACAACCAATGATATTAGAATGTACCTATTAGTTCTTCAGCGTGATGGTAATTTAAAACAAACATCAATGGGTACTATTATATGTAGTTTAAGAAGTTTCTTTAATTGGTTATTTAGAGAAGAGATTATAGTAAGTAATCCAATGGCTCGAGTAGTAACTCCTAAGACTGAAAAGAGATTAAGACACGCTCTAACTCAAGAAGAGCTCGAAATACTAAGACAGGCTTGCGTAACAAATAGAGAAAAAGCCATATTAGAATTTCTAGTTTCAACCGGATGTAGACTCTCAGAAGTTGTACAAGTCAATCTGGAAGATATCGATTGGGGAGAAAAGAGCTTAAAAGTTATAGGTAAGGGTAATAAAGAACGAAAAGTATATTTTAGTGTTAAATCTAAAGCTCTATTGCAGGTATATATCAACGGTAGAAAAGATGATAATATAGCTCTATTTGTAACGAGTAAGGGTATAACTAATAGACTAAGTAGTAGGAGTATTGAAAGAGAGATAAAGATAATAGCTAAAAGAACTGGTAATCTAAAATCAATTTATCCTCACTTATTTAGACATACTTTTGCTACTCATAAACTAAATTTAGGAATGTCTTTACCAGTATTACAAAGACTATTAGGTCATGAAGAACCATCCACAACTCAAATATATGCAGAACTCAATGAGTCAAATGTAGTATATGAATATGGAAGAACCGATTAACAACAACCAAAACCAAATCCAAAATTGAAAGGGGACAAATATTATGTTAAAGAAAACAATAACTTACACAGATTTCAACGACAATGAAAGAACTGAGGATTTCTACTTCAATCTCACAAAGTCTGAAGTAATGGAAATGGAGATGACAACAACTGGAGGATTAGCTGAGAAAATTAGTGGTATAATTGCTGCTCAAGATATCCCAGCTATTATAAAGATATTCAAAGATCTTATACTTGATTCTTATGGAGAAAAATCTCCAGACGGAAAAAGATTTATTAAGAACAAAGAATTAACAGATGGCTTCACTCAAACAGAAGCATACTCCAATTTATTTATGGAACTTGCTACTGATGCTGAGGCTGCTACAAAATTCGTAAACGGTATAACCCCTACTGTAAATAAACCTATGACTGCACAAGTAGGAAACTAAGTTCGAAAGGATGATTTAAATGAAAGAAGAAGCATTTAAAGTTAATGATATAGTTACGGCTATTATACCTGGACTCAATCCTGATGGAGTAATGATTAAGATTGATGATGTTCAAAAGTGGTCTGACGGAGTTATGCATTATGGTGGACAATATAAAGCTCTAGGCACAGGATTGACAGCCTATAATAGAGGTGTTCAATTTACAGGAGATCAAGCTACTTTAATTCCAGTTAAGGAAAAAGTTAAACCTGATACTAAACCTGAATCAAAAGAAAAACAAAAAAGTTGAATCTAAGGACAAAGCTAAGGATAAACCTAAGGCTGAATCAGAGACTATTAAAGTTCCATTAGTAAAATAAAATTATAAAAGGAGGACGAAGCAATGTTTCAACTTATTATACCAGAGACCGAATACTATGACGAAGAGAACAGTCTCTTCATAAACACAAAAGGATACACTTTCAAAGTTGAGCATTCGCTCGTCTCTATTTCAAAATGGGAGGCCAAGTGGGGGAAACCTTTTCTTGGCAAAGATCCTCAAACTTCAGAAGAGACAATAGACTACATAAGATGTATGACTATAACCCAGAACGTTAATCCAGAAGCATATGATAATCTTACAGATGTTAACATTCAAGAGATTAGTGAATATATAAAACACCCTATGTCTGCCACTTGGTTTAGTAAAGATACACAAACAGGAGCAGGCTCATCAAAAGAGATAATCACATCTGAAATAATTTATTATTGGATGATAACATATACCATACCTTTTGAATGTCAAAAATGGCATCTAAATCGTCTTTTGACACTAATAAGAGTATGTGATAAGAAGAATGCACCAAACAAAAAGATGTCAAACTCAGAAATTATGAGTAAAAATAGAACACTAAATGCCGAGAGAAGAGCAAAGGCCCAATCTAAAGGATAAGGAGGAATTACTATGAGTACAATAAAGTTTAATAAAACAGGTGATTTCTCAAAGACCCTTAAGTTTTTGGGAACTGCCTCTAAAGGTATACAAATAAAAGACTTAGACAAATATGGTAATGAAGGAGTTGCCGCACTATCTAAAGCCACCCCAGTTGCATCAGGCGCAACATCTAATGCATGGTCATATAAGATTACCAAAGAACAAGGAAAGACCACTATATCTTGGTTCAACTCGAATGTCGTAAGTGGCGTCCCTATCGCGGTCATTCTACAATATGGCCATGGAACTAAGAACGGTGGATGGGTTTCAGGAAGAGATTATATAAACCCAGCTATGCGTCCTGTGTTTGATAAGATGGCTGATTCAGCATGGAAGGAGGTTACTAAACTATGAGTACTACAATAGATAATCGTGTCACATCAATGAAGTTTGATAACGAACAGTTTGAAGCTGGGGTTAGTACCAGTTTAAGCACAATTGATAAACTTAAGAAAGGTTTAAACTTCGAAGGTATTGGTAAAAGTTTTGATAGTATTACTAATTCTGCTAGAAATGTTAGTCTTGATGGCATAAGTAGTGGTGTCGAATCTGTTAAACTAAAATTCTCAGCTCTTCAAATTATGGCTGTAACAGCTCTTACGAATATCACAAATCAAGCAGTTAATGCAGGTAAGAAACTTGTATCAGCATTTACTATTGACCCAATGAAAGATGGGTTTAAAGAATACGAGACTCAGATGGGTGCTATTCAGACAATCATGGCTAATACCTCTAGTAAAGGTACAACCATGAAAAATGTAACAGATGCTTTAGAGGAACTCAACACTTATTCAGATAAGACTATTTATAACTTTACTGAAATGGCTAAAAACATTGGTACTTTTACCGCAGCTGGAGTTGGGTTAAAACCTGCTGTAGCAGCTATTAAAGGTATTGCCAATTTAGCAGCAGTATCGGGTTCTACTTCTGAACAAGCATCAAGCGCAATGTATCAATTATCACAAGCAATGGCTTCTGGTACAGTTAAGTTAATGGATTGGAACTCAGTTGTTAACTCTGGTATGGGTGGTGAAATATTTCAGAACTCATTAAAAGAAACAGCGAGAGTTCATGGTATTAACATCGATGCAATGATTAATAAGGCTGGCTCATTCAGAGAAACTTTGGAATCGGGTTGGTTAAGTACTGGAATACTAACTGAGACCCTAAGTAAATTCACTGGAGATTTAAATGCTAAACAACTTAAAGCAATGGGTTACTCAGCAAAGCAGATTACTGGTATCCTCAAAATGGGGGTAGTTGCTTATGAAGCTGCTACTAAAGTTAAGACTCTTAGTCAGTTAATGGACACTTTAAAAGAAGCTGCAGGTTCTGGTTGGGCTAAAACTTGGCAGGTTCTGATTGGTGATTTCGAGGAAGCTAAGATAATGTTCACCTCAGTAAGTAATGTTCTTGGGGGAATTATTGGTGCGTCTGCCGATGCTCGTAATAAGGTGTTAACCGGTTGGAAACAAATGGGTGGACGAACTGCATTAATTGATGCTATTAGTATTGCATTTAAAAATGTATTTAATGTTATGAAAGCTATAGGTGGCGCATTTAAAGAGGTATTTCCACCAGCAACATCCAAACAATTGTTTGCATTTACCAATGGTTTAAAGCGTTTAATGACTGCACTTATACCAAGTAAGATTTTACTTACAAATATACACGAGACCTTTAAAGGTTTATTCTCGGTTCTAAGTATAGGTGTTAAAATATTTAAATTCTTTGCAAGTGTAGCAGCATTGATAGTTCAAGCACTATTTCCAATCACAGGTGGCGTGTTATCTGTTACTGGTGTTATTGGTTCGTTCTTAACAGCAATCAATGACGCAATTGAATACCTTCATATATTTGATATCGCATTGGCAATAATAGCAGTCCCTATAAAGATTATAGGTGCAGTTATACGTTTTACAATGGGTGTCATAGCTAAGGGTATCGATATAGTACGTAATGCATTAAACCCATATGTTGAAAAGATAAAGGATTTTGTTAGACAGTCAACATTCTTTGCAGATATAATTCAAAAAGTTACAAATGTGTTTGCTCCATATATTGCAAGAGCAAAAGAATTTATTAGACAATCAACATTCTTCTCAGATGCAATTAACAAAATGAAAGAAGTTCTTTCTCCGTATATTCAGAAAGCTATACAATGGGTTAAAACATCTACCTTAATCGAAGACGTAATGGATAAGATTACTTATGCACTTGGTAAGGCTAAAGATATGCTTATTCCATATATTGATAAAGCTATATTATGGATTAAAACGTCTACCTTAATTGAGGATATAATCCAAAAAATAGTATCGGTATTAACTCCTTATATTAACAAGTTAAAAGAGTTTATCAAGACTTCGACATTCTTCGCAGATGCAGCTGACAATATTGCAGCAGTATTTTATGCCTTTATAAGAATTTCAAAACAGTTTATACACACCTCAACATTCTTTGCAGATGGTATGGCATTAATGAAAAAAGGATGGGTAGCAGCCGCACATGGTGTAGGTCCAGCTATAACATTCCTAAAAGATATATTTAAAGACTTTGGTACTTTCGTAAAAGAAATATTTACTGGTAAGAATGTATTTGCTGCAACATTATCCGGGGCAAAAGAAGCTTTCGTTACTGCAGCAGCCGGTCCTAATGTTCTTAAAAAAGCATTGATGGGTGTTTGGAATTTCCTAGTAAAGATAAAGGATGGTATCGTAAAAGTTGTAACTACTATTAAAAACGTTCTAACTCCAATCTTTGAGTTCATAGGAAAGAAAATATCAGGGCTTACAGGTGGTGATGTAGGAGCATTAGCAGCTGGTGTCGGTTTGCTTATGTTTGCAAACATGATTCGTAAGGGACTTAATTCTATTAATGATATAGTAGAGAGCTTTACAGGCGTCATGGATCAAGTAGGAAAAACCTTAAAAGCCTTTACACTCAAAGTCAAAGCACAAGCATTATTAACGATTGCCATAGCTCTAGGGGTTCTTGCTTTATCTCTTATTGCATTATCCTATATAGATATAGGAGCACTAGGTAAGAGTTTAGGTGTACTGACAATTCTGTTGGTTGAACTAGTTATTGCTCTTAAAATATTAGATAAGGGTAGCAGTACAATGGGGATCTTTCAAAAGAAAGGAAAAATGCAGTTAGTAGGTCTTGCTATCGCTCTATTAATTCTAGTAGGGGCCGTTAAAGTTCTATCAACAATAGATCCAACAAAGGTCAACCAAGGGATAAAAGCCTTAGGCGTTCTTATGGTCTTTCTTGGCGTATTTATGAAAGCGACAGACAAGATGAATCTAAAACAGAGTGCTGGTGGGTTAATTGCATTTGGTATAGGTTTATTGGTTTTAGTAGGAGCATTAGTTATTCTTGCTAAACTTAAACCAGAAACACTAAAACAAGGTGGAATAGCTTTAGCAGTTCTTATGGCCTCAGTTGCCATGTTCGTGCAAGGTACCAAAGGTGGAGATTTGAAAACGAGTGCTGGTGGATTAACAGCTTTTGCAATTGGATTAATGATCTTAACAGGATCATTGGTTATTCTTGCTAAACTTAAACCAGAAACACTTAAACAAGGAGGACTAGCTTTAGCGATTATGCTGTCAGCAATTGCAATATTCATACTAGCAACAAAAGGTGGAGACTTCAAAGCAAGTTCTGCTGGAATGGTAGCGTTTGCAATTGGCTTAATGGTGTTAACTGGAGCTTTGGTTATTCTTGGAAAATTAGACCCAACAAAGCTTACCCAAGGAATGTTGGCAATAGCTACACTTATGGCTAGTATTTCAGCTTTTGTAGCTATGACGAATGGCGGAGATTTAGCAAAAAGTTCTGCTGGTATAATTGGATTTGCTTTAGGTATAACTATACTATCGTATGCAATCAAAATGCTCTCTGAATTACCGATGAAAAGTCTTGCTCAAGGAGTAGGTGCATTGGTGCTTCTTATTGGCGCTATAGGTTTATTCGTAGGATTAACAAAAGGTGGAGATTTATTAGCAAGTTCAGCTGGAATGATTGGCTTTGCTGTAGGTCTTACTATACTAACAGCAGCAGTGCTTGTCTTGTCAAAGATCAATCCCGATAAGATAGCACAAGGTGTTGGGGCTCTAGCTATTCTCATTGCAACTATAGGTATATTTGTAAAAGTTACGAACGGTGCCGATTTAGTAGCAAGTGGTGCTGGTCTAAAAATATTTGCAATTGGTATACTTGTATTAGCAGGAGCATTAGCTATTTTATCAGCTCTTGATGCCAATAAATTATTGATGGCTAGTGGTGCAATGTCAGCAGTTATAATATCATTTGCTCTATTTGTACAAGTAACAAAAGGTGCAGATTTAATGACTAGTGCTATGGCACTCATACTCTTTTCAGTAGCTGTAGGAACATTAGCCAAGAGTTTAGAGATGTTGACTATGATAAAACCTGATAAACTTAAAGCTTCAGCGATAGCCCTTATATCACTCTTAGTAACTATTGGGTTATTTACAAACCTAACAAGTGGTGGAGATTTAATAGCTAGCGCCATTGGGTTAACGGTGTTCAGTGTGGGTATAAAAACACTAACTGGATCACTAACCTTATTAGCTAAGCTGGATGTAAACTCTCTTTTAGCAGCAACAGGTGCAATAACAGTACTTTTACTTGCTATTGGATTATTTACAACACTAACAACAGGACCAGACTTAATGGCCAGTGCTATTGGATTAACTATCTTCTCTGGAGCTATAGTAATTCTAACAGGCGCAATAGCAATACTAGGTGTTTTACCTTTCGGCGTATTAGCTAAAGGGATAGGGTCATTAGCTTTGATACTCATTGCTATAGGATTAACTTCTGTAATATTGGCACCATTGGCTCCAGCCATACTTATTCTATCAGCAGCTTTATTGTTGTTTGGAGTAGCGTGTATGTCTGTAGCAGTTGCTGCTTTGGTATTTGCAACAGCATTAACGCTTCTATCAACAACAGGAGCCGCCGGAGCAAATGTACTCATAGAAGTTGTAAAGAAGATTATTGCTTTGATTCCAGAAATACTCCTAATGCTTGCCCAAGGTATTATTCTGTTTGCACAAACAATAGGTGAGGGTGCTCCAACGATAGCTCTTGCTTTCTTAGCAGTATTGACAGCTATTATATCTACAATCACGACAGCAACTCCTTTGATTCTTGATTGTATAGATAGATTATTAACAGCTTTCTTAAAGTTTATTGTCGATGCTGTTCCCAAGATGGTTACTGCTGGTATGGATTTAGTTACGGGTATTATTAATGGTATAGCAGATAAAATACAAGATTTAATAGACGCCGCATTCAATCTTATTGTCAAATTTATAAATGGTTTAGCAACAGCTATTGATACCCATGGTGAGTCGCTAACTGCAGCTTGTGTTAAACTAGTCAAGGCTGTTGCTAAGGCTATTAAGAATGCGGCATTTTATATTTGGGATGAAGGAGTAGCTGCCGTTAAGAAATTCATATCAGGGTTCAGTAGTAAAGATTCAGCGTCTAAAACTGCTGGCACAAACGCAGCTAAGAAAGCCTTAGAAGGAGCTAAGTCTAATAAGAGTAGTTTTGATGTTGCAGGTTCAAGTGCAGGTCAAGGATTTGCAAATGGACTTAGTAGCATGATGGAGAAAGTAAGAAGTGCAGGAGCAAGTATAGGTGCGAGAGCCTTAGCTGCTGCTAAGAAGGCAATAGATAGTAATTCGCCTTCTAAAGAATTTGCTAAGCTTGGTGTATTCTCAGGTGAAGGATTTGTTGTTGGTCTAGTAAACATGGGTGATAAAGTTGCTCAGTCTGGTACTAACATGGGTAAAGGAGCTATTAATGCTGTCTCTAATGCAATCTCTGGTATTGCAGACATTGTTACTGGTGACATAGATGCTAGTCCAGTTATACGTCCTGTGCTTGACTTGTCTGACATTCAAAATGGCTCTAAACAATTATACAGTATGATGGATGGAATAGACGGTTATGCTATGTCTGGTTCACTTGATGTAGCACGAGGCGCCGCTAATAATATACAGAAGAACAAAAATACTTCTGACGAGACAACTAATGCTAAAAACATTGCAGCGGCAACACCAGGTTCAAGCTTCAGTAATGTATTTAATATTAAAGGGAACAATCCTAAGGAAATCGCAGAAGAAGTATCTAATATTATTCAGAAACAAATGGGAAGGAGGGAGTCAACATGGGCATAATTACGTTTAGTGGAGTGTCATCAGCAACTTATGGTATTCAGGTGGAACGCCCACCTGAGTATGAAACACCTGAAAGAGAGTACGATGTTACACCAATCCCTGGACGGAATGGTGACATAGTGCAAGATAATGGGTCATATAAAAATGTTAATCGTGCATACGAGATTGCAATTGGTTCTCTCGAAAAAACGTACACTTCTATGGCTAAAGATATAGGCGTTTGGCTTCATAGTTCGCCAGGATACAGACGTCTAGAAGACTCTTATGAACCAGACTATTTTAGATTCGCAATGTATAAGGAAGGTAATGTGTTATCGAATTTACATCAACATGCAGGAAGAACTAAGATTAATTTTAATTGTAAGCCTCAGAGATATCTTAAAACTGGGGAAACCGCAATTATAGCATCCACAACGCCTAAGGTTATAGCAAACCCTACTAATCAAATAGCATTACCTCTTATTAGAGTCAAAGGTTCAGGGGCAGGCGTGCTAAATGTTGGAGGGTTTACTGTGACCATTTCGTCTATAACAAGTTATATAGACATTGATAGTGAAGTTCAGGATGCTTATAGTGCGTCTACAACTAATTTAAATCTATATGTCACACTTTCTAAAGGATATCCTAAGTTGATTCCAGGAAATAATACGATCACTTTTTCAGGGGGGATAACTTCAGTGGAGGTGACACCTAGATGGTGGACTATATAATCAGTTTATTTCAATCGACAGCTACTGTTTTTACATCAAATGGAATAGGTACTTTATCAGAATCAATATCCTGTACCGTTACAGAAGCAGTCAATGGTGAGTACGAATTAGAGTTAGAATATCCTTCAACGGGAAGGCACTATGAGTATATAGGACTAAGAAGAATCATAGTGACAAAACCTAATCCGTACGCAACACCACAAGCCTTTAGAATATACTCAATATCAAAGCCAATAAACAAAATAGTGACAATTAATGCTCAACACATAAGTTATGATTTATCAGGATACATCGATACGCCATTTATATCAACTTCTCTATCTGATGCATTTGTTAAGCTTAAGTCATATTCTGTTCCAACAGGGTGTCCTTTTACATTTACCACAAATATGGTAAAGACTGCTGACTTAAAAATACCTCTTCCTGTTAGTATAAGATCTATATTAGGAGGAGATATTCTTGCCTTATATGGTGGGGAATATGAGTTTGATAATTACAGTGTAAAATTAAATGAGCAAAGAGGATCGACAAGAGGTGTATCTATTAGGTATGGTAAGAATCTTACAGATTTAAAACAAGAAGAAAATTGTGCTAATGTTTATACTGCGGTATACCCATATTGGTTTAAAGAAGGGCAAACCATGCTTATCCTTCCTGAAAAGACAATAAGTGCCGTTGGGACTTATGATTTTGTTAGAGTAATGCCTTTGGATTGGACAGCGAACTGGGAAGTCAAACCCACAGCCGAAGTAATGAGAGCGGCATCCATTGTCTATATGGCTAAGCATAAAATAGGTATTCCATCAGTATCGCTTAATGTATCCTTTGCATTATTATCTCAAGCAGAAGAATATAAGAGCTTGGCTATTCTTGAAGGAGTTAAACTATGTGATTTTGTAGATGTTGAGTTTCTTGAATTGGGAGTTAGTGCTACCGCTAGATGTATTAAAACAATTTATAATGTTATCACTAACAAATATGAAAAAATTGAACTTGGCGATGTAAAATCTAATATAGCTACTACTATTGTGGATAGGTTTCAATCAACTACACAAAAGATTGTAGCAGTAGATAAACGCTTTAGTGCAGAAGTAGATACTATTAAAATAGGACTTGCTGATATAGATGCCGCATTAATTAAAACAGCGACCATTGACTATCTAGATGCAAACTATATAGACGCTAATGAGATTCACGCAGATTATGCACATATGACAAATGGTGTTATTGACACCGCTACTATAGATGTGGCGAATGTTGAAAACTTAGCTGCTAACTATGCTCATATAGTGAATGGTGTTATTGATAATGCTACTATAGACGTGGCGAAGATTGATAACCTGTCTGCTAATTATGCTCATACAGTTAATGGTGTTATTGATAATGCTACTATAGCCTTTGGTGATGTCGATGATTTAGCCTCTAACTATGCACATATAGTTAATGGTAATATAGATACTGCCACTATAGATGTAGGTAAGATTAATAATTTAAGCACTAACTATGCTCATATTGTAAACGGTGTTATTGATAATGCCACTATAGATGTAGCAAAAGTTGAAAACTTAGATACTACCTATGCTCATATCACAGAGGGTTATATAGATGCCGCCCAAATTGACGCAGCTACTATAACCAATGCAATGATCGATAGAGGTACTGCAAATAAACTAGCTATACAGACTGCTGATATACTAGACGGTAATATAACAAATGCAAAAATAGCTACCGCTACAATAGAAGGTGCTAAGATAGCATTTGCTACTATAGATACTGCTCAGATAGCTTTAGGTGCAATAACTACGGCATTAATAGAAGACGCTGCTATAGGTACAGTACAAATAGCAGATGGTAGTATTACAGATTTAAAAGTTATAGGTCTTTCCGCAAGTAAAATAACTGCAGGGACTATAGATTGTGGGACTATAGATGTTATTAATCTACATGCAGCGAACATTACAGTAGGCACTATAAATGGTGTACAAATAGCATCAGAAACTATTACTTCAGGAAATATTCAGTCAGGAACAATCGTAGCTGGAGATATTAAACCAGGGACAATTACTGCGGAGCAACTTATGAATGGCACAATAACAGGTAATAAAATTGATTTAGGTGCGGTTAAAGAATCGCATATGAATACATCAAAACATCAATTATATTAATAGGGGGAATTATTAATGAAAAAGAGAAAACAGAATGCTAGGTCTAAAGAGATAACACAAGCAATAAATGGTGCATTGGACACTAAATTCCAGAGTATATTACTCGATATTGAGTATAGATTAGATTGTTTATATACTAAATCAGCACAAACTATGACTGGCATAGTAGGTAAACTTGGAAGTAGGGACTTAAACCTATCACAACACATGTTAGATGGTTATACTGTTACTGATAATACCCCAGCAGGATCAATTGCTTGGACAGCAGTAAACATCATGTTTAAAGGTACGAACTACCCAATAACTAATGGCGCAACAGCTTTAAAATATGTGTATTGGACATTCCTTCAAGTAGATAAAAGCATAATGTTAACCAGCGATACAAAACCAGTTTTAACAGAAGATGACGTACTAGTATTTGTCAATGATGGAGGAAAGCATAGTACAGTAATGTCAGGTATGACTACAGGATTCGCTATGTTGGATAATACGGTTACTAATAATGAAGTTAAGAATAACTCATTAACTGGATTACAATTGGCAAACAATACAATAAACACACTTCAAATTGCATCTGGTGCCGTAACCGCAGCAAGTGGTATATTAGCAGCAGATTCAGTAGGAAGTTCTGCCATAGCTTCAGGAGCAGTATTGGCTGATGGACTTGCAACAGATGCTGTAACTTCTGCTAAAATAGCTACAGGAGCAGTAATAGCAGACGGACTTGCAACAGATGCTGTAACAAGTGGTAAGATAGCAACAGATGCTGTAACTTCTGCTAAAATAGCTACAGGAGCAGTAATAGCAGACGGACTTGCAACAGATGCTGTAACAAGTGCGGCTATAGCTTCAGGAGCAGTAATAGCAGACGGGCTTGGAACTGGAGCAGTAACAAGTGGTAAGATAGGCGCAGGAGCAATCATAGCAGGAAAAATAGGACCTTTGGCAATAGTTGGAGCAGATATAGCAGCGAATGCAATTATAGGAACAAAAATAGCAGCTGATGCTATAGGCTCAACGCACATTGCAACCGGTGCTGTAATAGCAGATGGAATAGCAGTAGACGCTGTAACAAGTGCGGCTATAGCTACAGGAGCAGTAATCGCCGATGGATTAGGAACCGGTGCAGTAACAAGTGGAAAGATTGGAGCAGGAGCAGTATTATCAGCAGCAATTGGAGCAGGACAAGTATTAACCGCTGCCTTAGGTTCAGGTGCTGTAAAAACAGGTAATATTGGAACTGGAGCAGTACAAGCAGATAATATACTTGATGGTACAATAACAGGCGCAAAAGTAGGCGCAGGACAAATAGCTAGTGATAGGTTAAATACAGCAATGCATATGATATTTTAGGAGGTATTCAAAATGGCTTTCACAATAGAAAATAATTTACCGGTTGCAGGTTGTATACGATGGTCAGGTTTGCATATGCAGTATTGGGGGGTTAGTTATACTATAACTGATGGGTATTCTAATTCCGTTTATTTCTATTGGACGCCTTCCTCCCCAACTGCATTAGTATCTTCTTTGACCTTCCCAACTTTAGGTCCAGATGATTGTTTAATATTTTTAAATAAGAGTGGTACAGCAGTGACCGTACCAACAGCTACTATAATGGATGGGGACTTAATTGTCCCTGGTTCTATTATGTCAAACGCTATTGCAGCAAACACAATAACAGGTGATAAAATTCATGCAGATACTATTACTGCAAATAATATGTCTATTGGCGCAATAACAGCAAAATCAATGGCCGTAGACGCAGTAGGTGCAGGTGTAATAGCAGCAGGAACAATTACGGGTGATAGAATAGTAGCAGACGCAATAACAGCTAGAGAAATAGCTGCAAGATGTATAACCGCTAATGAAATTTTAGCTGGTACAATCTCTGCAAATGAAATTAAAGCCCTTACTATAACGGCTAGTCAAATAGCAGCTGGTACCATAACTACTACTCAATTAAACTCAGCCGTTGGTACAGGACTAAACATAAGTTCTAATGCTTCGATAACCTCTAAGGTATCATCAACACAAGTTGATACTATGATTAATGCTATTGTTATAGGTGGTCGAAATATGGTCATAGGTGGAGATTTTGAATCGGACACTGTAGAGACATCAACCATTAATGGAGGAATACTATCTATAGATTCAACTGAACATTTTTTAAATAATAATAGCTTAAAAATTGTTACAAAAGCAGCAAGTGCTTCAAGTGGGGGTGGGGTTTGGTGTCATAATTTAACCATAGGTAAAGTCTATACTATATCTTTACAAATAAAATCTCCAACTGTAGATAATGTAACCGTATCCGTATATTCTACTGCATTGGCTAAATTAGGTTCAGTGACATCAGCATTAGCAATTAATACTTGGAAAGCTATACAATTAACAGTAACCGCTACGGAGACATCTTTTCTGATAGGTCTTATAAATGGGTCAGCAAAAGCTATAACTTACTATGTGGATGCAGTTAAAGCAGAACATGGAACCAAAGCAACAGATTGGACTCCTTCAAACGAAGAAATACAAGATGCTATAGACTCTGCCCAGACTACAGCTTCTAATGCTGAAACTGATGCCGCTAATGCTCAATCCGCAGCAGACGGTGCACAAGATACTGGCAGTGCCGCACAAGAAGCTTTAGCTTTAGTCGGAGACAGAGTAACACAAACGGAAGCATCCATATCAACAAATGCAACTTCTATATTATCAAAAGTTGGAAGTTTAGAGTTTGAAAATTTAAGTGGTAAAGTAGCAGGTAATGCTTCCGAAATAGCACAATTTGATGATAAGATAGCTTTCAGTGTAAAAACGGTAAGTGATAATTTATTACTTTCGGATAGCAAGATTGCAACTATAAATAGCCACATGACGTTTGATGTTGATGGGCTTATTATAGGACAAGATAATGGTCTAACAGATAACTTAAAAGTACAAATTAAAAATGATGAAATGAATTTCTTAGATAATGGTCAAACTGTAGCAAAAATAACAGGACAACAAATGGACATTACAAGAGCAAAAATAACTACAAGTATGCAAGTAGGTCAACATATGATTGAAACATACGGTGATGAGATTACACTAATTAGATGGGTAGGGGGCGCAGTATAAATGGGTCAAAGTAGTAATTTTACGACCAGTAATGAGTATATAGTATTTTATATAACTTGTACTCAAAACTCACAATCAATACCGAATAATACATCAACGGTTACAGTAAATATGTATTGTAAAAGAACAAATACTGGGTACACCACTTACGGCACAGGTACTTCTTACCTGACTATTAATGGTACTCAATATACAGCAGCTATAACTACAGGAATGACAATAACATCAACCGCTAGACTTATGATTTCTAAGGTTGTAACTATACCTCATAATTCAGATGGTACTAAAACATTAGCAATGAGTTCTGATATTTCGCATGATAGATTTTCAGGTAATCTTGGTAGTTATTCACAAGCATTAACTACTATCCCAAGAGCCTCCACTATAACTGCAAGTAGTTTTGCAATAGGGGCTACCGGGGCTACTATTCCGGTTGTGGTAACAGAAGCCTCAACTGCATTTACATATGCTATATCAGTATATATTAACGGTATATCGTGTGCTAGTAGAACAGGTATAGATAAACCAACAAGTATAGTTCTCACAGATTTAGAAAATAATGCCGCAATAAATGCAATGGGAACGAGTAATAGCTCTACCGTTACGATATATATAGCTACTTATAGTGGGGCGGTTCAAGCTGGTTCTACACAAAGTTGTACATGTACCGCAACTTCGGCAGCATCAACTATTGCCGTAACTGCATTTACAGTCGGGAACACTTTACCAATTACTGTAACTAGATTAAATGATTTATTCACACATGACCTAGAATTCAAAATGGGGTCAACTAGTATTAAAACAATAACTGGTATAGCCACAGCTGGTACAATGACATTCACACCTACTGAAATTGATAATATATATAAAGCAATGACTACTGTATCTACGGGTACAGGAACTGTATTATGTACTCAAAAGAATGGTACTACTATAAAAGGTTCTGTTATTTCAGCTAATGTGACAGTTACTGTAGGTTCAGGTATACTACCTACAATAGAATCAATTACGGCCGGAACAGTAAATGCAGTAACTGGTACTTATATTAAAAACGTAACCCCAATTACACTTACAATGAATACAATAGCTTTAGGTGGATTTTCACCTATAGCAAGTTATAAAATAAACTTTAATGGTGTAGATTATGCGGCATCATCACAAGTAGTTGGTGTTGTAAATACATCAGGACCTGCCGTAGTAGCAACTGCTACAGTAACAGATAGTAGAAATAGAACGTCAAATCCTTCGGATACAGTAAGTTTAAACATACTAGACTATTCTAATCCTACTATTTCAGCATTTACAGTGCAAAGATACACCGGAGCATTATTGGATGTTATGGGTACTCAGGCAAAAATAATTTGTAATGCTTCAGTTAAAGATATGACGAATGGCGTTCAGAAGAATCAACTAACTTATACAATAAAGTCTAAGTTAAAAACTGAACCTACATTATGGACAACTATAGCAGGGCCAACTACCTTAGCTTTAGGTACTCTAGCATTAGCTTATGATGTAACCACAGCAGCAGGTACTTATTTAGCAGTTAACTCTTATGATTTTAAAGTAGAGATCACTGACAAAATAACACCAACTGTACCAGTCGTTTCTCAATTAGTTTTATCGTCAGGACAGGTAACAATGTCTTGGGGTAAAACGGGTATTGGAATAGGTAAGATATGGGAAGCATCTGATGGGGCTTTAGGCGTTCAGGGAAATGCTGCAATTGCAGGTGCAGTGACGGCAACAAGTTTTGTAGGTCATGCATCATTAGATTTAGCATTAACGGGTGGTGCAATAAGTGGTACAGTAACTGCTCCAAAAGCAGCACTGAATACAAATACAACTCAACTTGCAACGACTTCATTTGTAGTAGGGCAAGCTTCAACCACTACACCTATAAATAGTTCAACTGCGGCGATAGGTACATCCTTGACTTATGCACGGTCAGATCATAATCATGGTGATGATACAAGTAAAGCAAATTTAGCATCACCTACTTTTACAGGAACGGTAACAACCCCTGCTTTAAGTAATCCGGGGCATATAACAATGGGTGGAACAGACGGTAGTATGATATTAGCTGGAGATAATCAATTTAATGTTCACGATACAGGTGGTTCGGCACATTTAAAGTCAGCAGGAGCAGTTTATATAGATGGAACGTCTATAAATTTTAGAAATAATGCAGATGCAACAACACTTATTGGCTTTGCAAAAGACGCAAGTGATCTTTGTTCAGTAACATCGTCCAAAGATCAAATAGCATTCACAAAATATTTAAGAATGATGGCAGGAACAGGAATAATTCCAGGTACTACAAACAACATGAATTGTGGATTTTCAGCTACTTATGCTTGGGCCGTAGTTTGGAGTTATGCACATTCAGTAGCTTCGGATAGAAATTTAAAAGAAAATATAGCAAAACTAGACAATTCTGATGCTTATGATAAAGTAAAAAATATGAATACTTATCAATATAATTATAAGACTGATGAGTCTGAAGAAGTTACAAAAGGAAAAGGTAAGAGAGTAATGATTGGGGCAATAGCAGATGAATTGCCTATTGAAGTAATGGACCAAGAAGATTTTGGTGGTGTTAATTTATACTCTTATACTACCTTAGCCATAAGTGCATTAAAAGAAACAATGTCAAAAGTAGAAACCTTGGAGACCAAAGTGGATACATTAGAAAATACCGTACAAATGTTAATGGATAGGTTAGACGTATTGGAGGCGAAGTAAATGGCTTTATTGAAAACAGGATACAAAAATGGGGCAGGTGTAATGTCTGAATATTGGAGAGTAATAGATTACAAACTCAATGCACAGTTCAAATATGTAGACATGACATTTGGTGGATGGGTAGATGAAACTGCGCGAGTTAATAACTTAGAAAATTCCGATACTCCAAGGAAAGTTAGATGTATGAAGGATAAATTCGATGTGTATTTTAGCACAGAAGCATTAAATGTTTCGGGAAATAATCCTGTATTACAAATGTATAAATATGCAAAAGAGAATGAGGATTTCTTCATAGGAGCAACCGATTTATTAGATACAGTAGTTGAGGGTGACCCAATTGCACCAAGTAAATCTACTGCCGACTTATTACAAGATAAAATAGACATGTTACAAACAGAATTGACCTCAACCAAGAGTGACTTAGCAGATGCTCAGGGTGCAATAGATTTCATAGCTTGTAATTACTCATAGGAGGTGAAAGGAGGTGGCAAACAGTATGGCTTTATATTTAGCAAGAAGATTAGAAGCAGGTAAAATTGATTATGTATTAGTGTTTTCAAATCCTAACAATGCATCATTAAAACCAGATGTTGACGAAATGTTAATAGCAGATGGCAGACAAGAATTGATCGTAGCAGTACCAGTAGTATAATTCAAAATGAACAGTCAAGAGTACCCAGAGACAGGGTCTAGTCAGCTCTGTCTCATTATTAATTAATAAACAAAAGGAATGAGTTTAATCTCATTAATTTCGAG